GTTTTTTGTTATGATCATATGCGTATACGATAAATGATTCATCATGAGAATATTTTTCTGATAATTCTTTAATTGTTTCGTATCCATTAGGAGTAGCAATTAAAGTATCACTATGTAAACAGTATTCCATCTCGCTGAAATCAGCGTACCTACTCATTCTATCATATGAACCATAGTCACTAATAACATTGTTATAGACATCATTATTAGCTTTTCTAAAATTATCAAGAACCTTTGTTGCACTAGGTTTTTTTGCATTACGAACCTTACGTTTTATAACAGGACCAGATTTAAAAAGCCTAGTTAATCTTGAAAAGAATTTTTCATCACTCATTATATTATTTACTTTGTTTTATTGCAATAACTTATTAAATATATAATTAATTATCACAAATATTAAATACTAATTTTTTTTGCTATTACTATATTTTTCAATAAGTAGCTTGCTTTGCAATTCTTCTGCTTCAAGCTCACATAACAATTTTTCAATAAATTCTGTTAATTGTTCAGGATTTTTTAATGCCCAATCAATAATTTTCTTTTTTTTGTCTTTTATAGAAGCCATTTGTATAAATCATAATTATGTGATGATTGTTTTTTTATAGGCTGTTGCTCTTTTGGTTTTGAAAATGGATTAATTATTTTAACGTCATTTTTATCTACAATATTATGTTGACTGGTATATGCATTTTGTGAAACAGACATTGCCTTTAACATACTTTGGTTTAGTGTCGAAGTATGATTACTATAATCTGCAGACGAATCAAATAACCAGCTTCCTATTGCAAGGCTTATAACAAGATCATCATTGTAGCCCTTTAATGCTTGCGGTTTTGTGCCTGTCCACATAAACGTCTTTAATTCATCATAAGTTCTGCTTGAGTATATTTTTAATGTTTTGTTTCGAATAACTTCTTCTAATTTTGATAATATTTGCACACGCGTTTTGCCGTTAGTATTAAACCCAGGTACTTTATCTTCATGTTGCGGAATATACTCGACAATATATGTTGCTTTTGTTCCTGTGTAGTATAATCTAGGGTACCCAAGATCTTGTAATTTTGTGCATGTTGCATATCCAAAAGAGTTATTTTCAGGACATATTAGTGCATTTTCATAACGCTGGCCTACTTCAGCAAGCATCTCACCAAAACGATCTGGTGGAATTTTTCCTTTGTATTCTGCAACCACTTCTGACGTATTTGTGTCAATTACATGAAACGTTGAAAAGTCCTTAGAATCACCCCTAGCAACATCTGCAGATACAGTATAGTTATGCTCCTTTACAGGATATTTCCAAACCCAAATATTTTTATCAGGTCCCCACCTATCATTTGGTTCTGTTATTAGCGAGTGTATATATTCTAATTCTTCAGCAGTAATAAATGTTTCGCCTGATGATGTAAAATCACATAATAACTCTTGTGCAATCTTTCTTTTATTAAGCTGTTTGCATTCATTTTCAAACCATTTTTCATCACGTTCTGGGTGCACATACCAAGGTAATTTATGCGCATGAAACTCATTTAATCCTGCTTCTGCATCTGTCCATAATTTATAATATTGACCACCAACACCATTTGGCGTTGACAACAAAATTGTCCGACCGCCTGTTGACAATGTAGGATAAAGACCAGCCCATAATTCATCAAAATTTCTAATAAAGGCTGCCTCGTCAATAATTAATAAAGACAATGCCTCTGAACGACCAGCATCATCAGAAGTAGGAATTGCTTTTACGGACGACCCATTTCCAAATTCAAGCCCTTGCGTATTATTTGCAACAATTTCAGACAACATTAACCACTTTGGCATTTTTGAAACAATAACTTTTACTTTTTTAATAAAGTTAACAGCCGTTGTTCTTTTTGTCGCAATAACAAGTATTTGTTTGTCTTTATGAAATAACGCCAACCATGCTGCATACGCAGCAGTGATAGTTGATATACCTAGCTGGCGAGATTTTAGGATAATATTAAATCGGTGATCTAGAAAATTTTGAATGCAGTCATCTTGAAAATTATATGTATCAAATTGTACTAATCCTTTTATAGGATGTTGTATTCTGCAATATCTGTTAATAAAATATAAAGGTTCTTTACCACATTTGATAATTTCCTGAACCTGTGCTTTTTTTGTGTTAATTGACATTAAACTTCAGCGTCAAATAATACATTTAACCTATAATATGCAGTTTTCCTAGGATTATATGCCGACATACTAATTATTTCTAATGAATCATGATCACCTGTTTCTTTTAACTTAAGACTACGATCGCCACCTGCTAATTCTTTAAAATTCTTTTTTAAATCTTTAATATATTGATCAATGACCCTTATACCATCTTCTTTGCTATCTTTTTTTGCTTTTTCAGATTCATGAATTGAACCTAAATTTATTATTGTTAAAAATTTTACAGTTAGTTGTTGCCCGCTTAGCGAAGCCTTGACGGACATTGTGTGTGATTTTCCTGTAGATGATTTTCCCCACGTATCATTTATTGCTTGTCCAATTAAATTAATATCCATAAAATCCATTATAAATTCTCCAATTAATAATTATTCCGTACATTCTTAATGTATTCTTTTATTTGTTGTTTTGTTGGTCGCCAACCTGTATCCCATTTTGTTTTATTAGGAATAAGAAGATACGTTTCACACGAAAAACAAATTTTATTTTTATGATATGAAACTATATCATTTTGATTTCTCATCAAAAGATCACATATTGGACAAGAAAAAGGTATTACGTTGCATTTCTTAGGCTTGATAATTAAAAAACCTGATTTATGATTTCTCGCAATACGAGATTTATCAAATGAACGCCACCTATTATTCATAAATTACCTTTGAATTTTGCCCAGAAGATGTTATTTCAAGTAGATTATCGACAGTATCTTTCACGCTATCAATATGTGATATTAAGATAATATTTTTAAAAAACCTTTTAAGTGATATTAAAAACCTGTTGCATGCTTCAAGACTGTTCTCATCAAGAACTCCAAATCCTTCATCTATTATAAACATATTTGTTTTTGAAAGAGAAGAAATGTTAAGCAGAGCAACCCGAAGAGCAAGCGAACTTATTGACTTTTCCATGCCACTACCTGTTTCAATTTTTCTTCTTGAATCACCATAATCAATATATAATTCAATATTATTTGATTCTTCTTTTAGTTCCAGCGTAACTGTAAAATCACATGTTCCATGAAGAATATTTGATATTTCTTGATTAATCAAAGGTAGCTGGTTTGATATCACTTGTGCAGGAATACCTTTTTTTGAATATGCTTTTAATAAAATTTCATAAATAGACCATTGATCTTTTTTATGTAAATACTCTTGTTTTTCAGATTCAAGGCTTTTTATTTTTTCGTTTGTAATACTTAGTGTTGTTGAACTAGATAATATCTTATCTTCACAGTTTTTTATTTTTCTTTTTAGATCATTAATCTTCTGTTTTAAAGAAACAATTTTTGAAATATCATTTGAGTTATTTATCTTTTTGTTTAGTTCAATGAGTGTTGCTATTTCTTTATTGTAGTCATCTTGCAGTCTTGAACATTTTAGTACAAAAGATTCATTCTTTGAATTAAGCTCTGATATTTTTACAATTAATGATTGTTCAAGTTCAACAAGCGAATTAAACTTATCAATATTATTCTCAATGCTATTTTCAATATATTGATGTAAGATATTAACATTATCTTCAATATTGTCAACTAATTCAGAAACAACTTTTTGTTGTTTGGGTAGCTCTCTTTTATCAATATGTGAATTTTTTATAAAAACACAATTAGGAAACTTATCTCCGCAAGGAATTGTGTCAAGAATTTTTATAGATTTTTTCTTATCTTTTAAAATATTTTTTTCATAATTTAACTTTTGACGTAAATTTGAAATCAATTTTTCTATTTCATTTTTCTTGTTTAGTTTATCTTTTAAATCATCAATATCAATTTTTGATTTTTCATCAATATTTTTTTCAAGTTCATTATTCGAAGCTTTTAACTTATCTTGTAGTGAATTATGCTCGTTCTTTGACAGTTCAAGTATTTCTTTGCAACTATCAACAACATCTTGTTGATTTTTAATATCATCCTTTGTAACAATATCATTATCAGATTTTAAAGTTGCAAGTTCAACATTTAGATCATTAAACTCATTTCTAAGTAATTCTAAATTATCTGAATTATCTTTTATTGTTTTTTCAGAATTTATTTTTGTATCATTTAATTCACTAATTGTAAGGTCCCAATCTCTTTCTGCAAACTTTTTTAAATCATATTTTAATTCATCGGAATCAGATTTAACAAGCGAGAACATGTTTTCGAATACATCAAGACCAAGAAATTTTGCTAATACAGATTTACGATATGTTGCGCCTTCATAGATAAACCTATTCATATCTCCTTGTGAAGATAATGATGTAATCAGAAAGTGTTCTGGGTCACCGATCAACTTTCTAATTTGTTTATCAGTATCACTCCTTTGCAAACCATTTAAGTTTTTTACGGTACCGTCAGGCAATTCCTGATAAAAATCAAGCTCTGTAGTAGCATGCTCTGTTTGTTGTTTTTTATTTTGTTTTCTGCTAGAGCGACGAGATATAACATAATCTTTATCATTTATAGTCAAACCGATATCGGCAGAACAATATGCTTTCCTTGCATTAATT